TTACTGACAGGCAGAGTTAACAAATAAAAAGCATTTACTTCAGAATAAACAGCTTTAATATTGTTTAAGTTTTCGCTTTGTAATAGATCAGAAAGATCATTACGCACGTTTTTGCTTAGGTCACGAAACGGCGCTGACTTCTCTTGAATTGTACGCAACACAGAGCGCACGCCACTGTTCGATAAAAATACGACGTCGGTATTAGTAGGCTGGATAGAGTCACGCGATACACAACCAATACCAATAACCGTATCTGATAACGTCATCGTAGAAGGTGATGTAGCGCCTGAATAAACTAATATCTGACGTTTACCAAATATAAATAAGAATCCGTTATGCGCGGCTAAACCTGTAATTTCATCCGCGCCATTAGGCCATACGCTATTGATGTTTAACGTACCAGATGTGCCACCTGTATATATGTGGCCGGACAACAAATCAGAAAACGTGACTGTAGTTTTATCAGTTGTTGAGTTAGCTATCCATAGACGACCGTAGGCCGATATACAAATATTACCTAACGGCACTGTGCCTGCATAGCCTGATTTCTCAGATACGCGGCGGTATGTTGTTATGCTAACTGCTGGGTCATAAATTAACGGGTCATGGCCGCTTTGGAAAAAATAAGTTATCCCATTAAGCGACGCGCACTGCCAGTTGTTAGCCGTTATGGTTGGCGCTGTACCCCCACCCCCATACGTCAATTCAACAACAGCATTACTGCTGCCTAATTTAAATAGCTTATTATTTCCAGCAAATAAAACGGTTAAAGTACCGTCAGTCTGTACAAGTTCGTGAATTACGCCGACATCATTGGCGCCTAAATTGCCAGAACTTGAATTAACTTTTGACCAGCCTTTACGTGCGCCGATACGACCATATTGGTCAATGACACAATTATTCGCAGTCAAAGCAAAACCCGCACCCATATCGAGTGGAGAGTCTTGCGTATTCAGGCCGTAGAAGCCTGGCGCAGATACGGTATATATCTGTAACTGTTGGCTCATATCGCAATAAATTCCTGGTCTTCAGGGAAACGGGTAGCTTCTAAGGCAATATAGTCAGACAGCATAGACTTATATAAGGCAAATGCTTCTGATGAATTTAAACCGCCGTCTTCACCGCGCTCAACTAACGCCCTAGCGTACGCGTTTTGCGCAACTAGTACATCAGGCACTAAAACTGATGTGGTATCAGACGATAGAGTAGCTTGCGGTATGGTCAAGAAAAACTTCAGCGTATATACGCCATTGGGGCGGCCAAATAAAGTTACTTTAGCATTTCCGCTAGAATCTACGCCTTCAAAGCAATATTGTGTAGGTATGTTTTGAACAATCGGCGAAAAGTTTTGATACCGATTCATTACAGGAACAGGTATGTTTTGCATTACAACATTACTAGTCGTATTTAATACCTGTGTTACTTTAAATTTCTGACCTGCGCCGGTTAAAGAGTATTGATAGTCACTAGCGTTAGTAGTTACAGTAATAGTCTGGCCTAGCGCATTCCAGTTGTAAGCATCTTCAACTTGACGTTTAGCGTCATTGACAAATCGGCCAATGAGCGTGGAATATGGTGTGAGCGTAGCAGTCGTCACTTGCGTCTCGCGCAAGCGGATTAATACGTCATTAATAAGTTCGAGATAGGTCATCTGCTTTATCCGTAAAAATTAGCTTTTGCCTACCCCAAACGGGGAGAAGCCCTACGATTATTTTAGTTACTTCTTTTTCTTTGCTTTAGCTTTAATGGTACGCTGACCACGTTTAGGCATTTCTTTCTTCTCTTCCATCATGCAGCCTTTACCGCCTTTGCATTCGCCGCCCATACATTTATCGCAAGATTTCATGCCTTTCATTTTTTACCTTTCTTCTGCTTTACGCCAGCAGAACTAAGAGCAATCGCAATCGCCTGCTTTTTAGACTTAACGACTGGACCGCCTTTACCAGAATGAAGCGTGCCTTCTTTGTATTCGTTATATACCTTACTAATTTTCTTTTCTTGCTTGGTCTTTTTCATCTCAGCATCCTATCTGCGATAAACGTGAACACACCGCCAATAGCTGATGCGATCGACATGCCTACCCAAAAACCACCCTTGGACTTGTTTGCTAATGCTAAAAGCGATTTCACGTCTTCGCGCAGGCCATGAACTTCTACCTGCAATAATTCGACTTGTGCTTCTAACTTACCAAACTCACGCGGATCAATCTCCAGCCCCATTTTCAGCCTTTCGAGCACGTCCTGGGCGACGCATTACGACAGTTGATTCTTCCGTTTCCTGGTTTTCTACGGGTTCTTCGTCTATACGTACATAGCCGGAATGACCTTTCATACTTTCAATATCATGTGGACTATCAAAAGTAACGGTCTGACCGCTTTGCAGACATTTGAATGTAGCCATTTCACACCTTTAAGTTAAAGGGGGCAGCTTTCGCCGCCCCCTGACAATTACGCTGGAACAGCCAGAGCAAAAGCCGAAGACGATGTAGCAGCGCCAGAAGAAGCTGCTGTACGCATCGCTTTTACGCCGTACAGAGTATCAGCAGTAAACAGAGTACCGAGGTATTCTTGCTTGTACTGAGTCTGTGAACGAACAGCTAACTGCTCAACTAAGACCATAGATTCTTTATGGCCCATTAAGCAGATACGGTCGGTGCCAGAAGTACCAGCGCCGAAGTCAGCATTTGAAGTTACAAATACTGGGATACCGTACAGATTACCGATTTCACCGTTACGGATGGTGTTGTTATTGCCAGCTTCACCGATAAATGCTTGTTCGGTGTAACGTGCCAAGCCCATCAATGTGTTACGGCTTGAAGGTGGGATGATGAAGAAACGACCATCCATTGGAGTGTCGTTGTCATCAAGACGTTGGATCGTGCGGCGAATAGCAGCGTCGGTCAATGCAGCAGCATTGGATGTTGAGCTGTTATATGCGGTTGTGCCGTTTGAACCAATGTATGCTTTGGTTGTAGAAGTAGCAGTTGCATAGTCGTCGGTACCAACAGTTGCGCCGTTAAATGCGCGGCCTAATTGGATCAGATCGGTGTCAACTTGACGAGCCAAAGCGTAACCAGCGTCGCTGGTGTAGAACTGACGTAATGAGTTCAATGCTTGGGTTTCGACGATGTCTTCGATCAAACGGCTATATTCATAGTGCTTGTTGATCAAAATCTGAACTTCAGACTCAGTTGCAGCGATCAGCGTAACTGCGTTAGTAGCAGCTTTTGCAGATGCAGAACCACGAGTTGGGGAAGGAACGTGAACGGTGTCACCTTTCTTGCCACGGAAGTTCATCTTTTGTACGAGGTTGGCCAGTACCAAGTTCTTTTTATAGGCCGCAACAATCTCATCACTCCAAATCTCTGGAATAAAGGTTGCTGCTGTGGTGGTAGTAACGCTATTTGCTGGGCTAAATGCTGTTGCCATGGTATATCTCCTAGAAAGTCAAAAGTTTATTTGACCCTACCCTCTGCATACGCCTGCATAATTTCATCAGAAAGCGCATCATATCGGTTCGGGTCGGTCATTTTCAGCCGAATTAGGTCAGCCCTTCTGTAAACTCTCTTTGAGCCCTCGCCAGTACCACCAGTATCCACTTGCGCTGCTCTCATCGTCTGTTGTCTAGCCTCTTTCGATGACTTTTCAACTTGCTGAGTCTTAATGCCGCGTAACTGTTTATAGGTAGAAAACAACTCATGCGCAGAATCATAGTCTAGCTCAGCGTCTGCTTTCGAATAAAGACCTATGCGCACAGGTGATGATTTCACCCAGTTTGCAAAGTCCTGATCATTTACAAGTTGTACGTAATCAGGGTGATCCGACGTTAGCTTTTGCTGAAACTGCATCCGTTTGAACTCTAAGCTAGCTTGCTTGGCCGCGAGTACGTCTGGATGACTATTAATCGTGCTCTGAATCGCTCTTTGCGGGTCTGCAAAAAAATCTACTTCAGGCTCTTCCTTCTCAACATGTTGTGGTTTTGAAGTGAGGTTCTGCTTGATTAAATCGTCTGCTAATTTACGCACTTCACCAACTTCTTGCGCCTGCCGACCAATGACTTTTTCAGCTTCTTGGTGCATCTTAACGATGTCTTGAACGGACTTATTACGGTACCGCTCTGGTAATTCAGGCTCTACATCAGTGATTTTTGCTTCTTCAGCGTCTAATTCACTCGGCAACTCGTCTTCGTTGTCAATCAACATATTAATTTTCCTTTTCCTGCCATCTTTTGGTTCCCAGGATTACACATGAACAGGGCATCTAGTGCTTATCTGTTCGCCTTTTGCTCCGATTTTAACTTGTCTGTGTGTCTTTTGCCAAATCTGGCGTGGGCTGTTGGAAAATCCCCAGACCATCCTTCCAAGTTAAAGTTCGGTGCAGATATAATGCGGTCGGCTATCTTACCGCATCCACATTGTACTTGTTTTTCTGAAAACTCAGTAAACCGTTCAATGCGCTGTCCACTTTCGCAGACAAATTCATACATCCTTTTCATTTAAGTCCTCATACGCCTGTTCGCTGACCTGTTTCAAGGTTTTCAGCCAGGTTAATATTGATAACTCACCTTTTTTAAATTGTAAATCTTTTTCGTCCGAAACTGTAGAAATATTATTCACGGCTATTGCCATGTTGTTAATATCCTCCAGTAAATCTATCCAGCCTTGCGTGGCCATCATAGAAAAACGGTCTTCATAGTATTTCTGCAATTCAGGCGTCATTAGTCGGCTCTGGCTCAATAGGTACAAGAATAATTGTTTGTGTCGTTGTGTCGTAGTAAAACTTATCTGCTACAACATCGTCAGCACATGACACCCAGAATAGCGGGTCTGCCACGGGGAAAGTGTTAACCTCTACTTCAGCAACACGTACACCTAAGTATGTACCGTCGTATTTATAGACTTTCTCGTCTGGTGAAATTAAAGCGTTTTTCATTTTGTCCTCTTATCGGAAAAAAGCAATATTTACATATAAAGGATCAGCACCTGCGCCAGATATAAAACACCCTACCACTGCCGCCGTAGTTGTTGGAGCGGTTACACCTACATTATTAAGTATAAAAGAACTAACACCGCCACTACCAGAGCTATGTGACCCACAGTACGAGTAATTTGCGTCAGGCATAGCAGTAGCAAAATTAACTGTGTAGTTACCTACGCTATTATCAGTAATGCTTGAAACATTCCCACTGGCCCTGATAGCGACTGTACCTGTACCGTTAAAGTTTACCCAAGCACGAGCGGAATAACTAGGCGCACTGCCCGATGCGGTAGATAGTGCAGCCGGTGCGCTCCAGGCCCCGTCACCACGCAAAAACGTAGTTGAGTCTGCTGTACCAGTTGCTTCTAGTAATCCAGCTTGTACTTTAGTTAAAGCCATTTAGATTCCTAACGTAGTCTTTATCTCTTCTGGTGTAGATGCAGCATTGATCTCTGCTTGCATAGCAGCGTACTTATCTCTTATTGCTTGACGAGCTGCTTCAGCCGCTACAGCTTCACTAGGAATAGTTGCTTTAATATCTAGCGGAGCAAATTCTTCTGCTCGCTTAGCACGACGCATATCGTGTGCAATATCTTTAGCTTTATCTAAGTTAATGTTAATCATGACATCTCCCAAGCATTACGAAATGTTCTATCTGTAGGTATGTCTGCGACATCTACAATTTGAAATTCTTTGCCCGCCGGTACATCTTTAGCTGCAATCTCTTCAATGGTTAAGCCACACTCAGCGGCTGGTACTATGATGGCTACACCACCGTCATCTGTTGCATAAATAATTCTTTGATTCATAATTTTTCCTTATCTAAATACTGCAATTAAGCAATATGTTGGATCATAAAAAGTACCACCAGAAGCAGAATATTCAACATTAACTAAACAGCTTGTTGTTGAAAGAGATCCGCCTGCTGGCATACCAACAGCAGAAAGAAAACCGCCTGTAAAATTTGTAACAATTCCAGAAAAAGCATAGTTACCGTCTGGCATTGCTGTAGTAAAGTTAACCGTATAAATTCCAGTACCACCATCAGTAATGCTTGTGACGTTACCTGACGCACGAATAGCTACTGTACCTGTGCCGTTGAAGTTAACCCATGCACGAGCAGAGTAGCTAGGGGCGCTTCCAGAAGCTGTAGTTAAACTATCTACCCCCGCCCAAGTATTATCGCCCCGATGAAAAGTCGTAGAGCTTGGTGTACCAGTAGCGCTTAATTGAGCTATACCAACTGTGCCGTTATTAGGCACACCTACTTGAACTGGTAAGCCTAAAAACAACACACCAATGTTGTTTGTACCTGTCGGTGGTGCAGGCGAAAAAGTTAAGGTCAGACCAGATACGCTATAGGTATTAGGATTCTGCACTACGCCAGATATAGATACAACAATTGAAGTCGTACTAGCTGGTGCGTACGACATTGTGAACGCAGTAGTAGAGCCATTACCGCTGAACTGATCATACGGAAATGCTGCGGTTGTTGGTTGTGCGCCTATATATGACATAATTTATCCAATTAAATACCCCATAAAACTGCAACGCGTTACGTCTAAAGTTACTGATGTATTATTAAAATTTGTTACTCTCAAAGTAACTAAGTCATTTGCAGCTAAAGGTAACGCACAAAATCCAGTGGAAGACATATACGCTGCACTGTAAGCAATTATTAATTCTGGTACGTTACTAGCTGCAACCCCATTTACATAAAGACCTGCGGAAGGGCCTGTTGCTGTCCCTGTCTGAGTGATTTTCCCCCAAAACATATACACCCCCGCTACTGGTGCGGTAAACGTATAGTTACTCGTGTTAAAAACAGCGGGATGCGAATTTAAAGGAGTTTGTGTAGTTAACTGAACTACCTGTGTATTTGCAGCGCCAGACCAAGATTGAGAACCCGTACCATATGCAAAAAACATCGGCTGTCCGGGTAAAGTAAGCCTGCCTGTTGCACTTAAATTTCCAGACGAATCCCAAGAAGGCGCGCCCGTAGATAAATCCGCAGGGACTATCGAGCCGTTCTCAATACTTGCGCTATTTATTTGACTTAGTGGCATATTACACCTTTGGGTATTTTGCTTTTACTGCTAAACACGCAGTTATATACGCATCAATTTGCGCTTGATCACCTTTAACTACCCCATCTAAATATTCAGCCATAGGCGGGTATTCAGCAGCACGATTTTCAGCATATGTTGGTATGTGTACTGGCACTAAAGCATTAGCTTCTTCTTGCGTAATTTCTACACAACCCGCTGGCAGATAGTGCGCAAAAGACGCATCATCTAAAAAATGCAGTTTGTCATCTAAGTCTTTGTAGTGTGGCATAGCTATTATCTCAACTCTCTAGGGTTTACAAGCCCTGCTTGCGCTGACGTAGCAGAATAAGACATCCCCGGGGGGATTACAACTGTGACCTGGATTATGTAAGGTTGTCCTGGCGCTGTTACCGCATTCGCCCCGCCAATTGTTACAGTCGTAGTTTGAGTTATGTTAGCCGTAAACGTAAGTATAATTGGTCGGCCTGTAGTATTGTAATACGTAACGCCTGACGATCTAGCCACTGTTTGCCATTTCTGGCTGTAACCTAACGACCCCATTACATCTAATGCTTGACCGCCAACACCTTGAATGGTCGACGGCGCGGTAGCCCATGTTCCAGCAGTAGCTTGAGTAGATTCTACATACCCAACCACTCTGTAGGGGAGACTGGTTCTAGCAGTAGTTGAATAAACTACGTTTATAGAATCTGCTGCTCCTGCTCCGCCTTCAGCAGTAGTAGATATTAAATTTGTTTCATCAAGTTGGTTACCACCTGCGATATTAACTACAGCTAGTTCAACTGTACCCGCGTTATCTAAGGCTAATACAATAAGTTTAGATTGTGTAGCGTTGATCGTACCGAGCGTGGAGCCAGACGATACAGTCATTGATATAGGGCTAGATATAACTCTTGTATTGATTGTGCCACTAGCTAAACTAGAACTCCTAAAATCTAAAGATGTAGCATTAAGAGTTATAGTTAGCGCGTTACCAGATACTGATGCAGTTATAGGTATTATTTGTGGTGATGCAGGCACAGAAGACCAAGAATTATCCCCTCGCAAATATGTTGACGCGCTAGGTGTGCCTGATGCGGATAATTGCGGTATACCAACAGCCCTTTGGCTTACACCTATAGTTTGCAAGTTCGTGCTGAGATAACGCACATAAATATTGTCTGTACCCGCAGATGGTGCAGGCGAAAAGGTAAGTGTGTTACCTGATACCGTATAGTGGCTGGGCTGTTGTACTACGTTATTGACTACCACCTGAATATCATTAACTGTAGCTACATTACGGCTAAGTGTAAATGCAGTTTGCGAGCCAGTACCACTGAATGTATCAGTGCCTGGTGCAAAGGCTTGCGATGTAGGTGTATTGCCGATATACGACATTAGGTTATCTCCAACAATGAGCAAACTACGTCGGCACTAGATGCAGCGCTTGTCACTACTTTTAATACGTCGCCTACTTCTAAAACAACTTTCTGATCTCCACCAACAATTACTAATGAGCCTCCAACTGGCACTGTAGCTGTTTTAATTAAATAGTAATCAACTGATGACCTAGTGATGTACGCATCACAAGTAATAGGTGAAGTAGTTGTATTTGCTACTGACAAACCAATCACAGTAGTTTGCGTAGATGATGGACACGTATATATCGTTGCAGCCGATGTGCCGACATTTTTATTAAAGTAGCTTTTAAATGTATTTGCCATTTTTTATCCTAACGCAATCGCTAATGCGACTGCCGTACCAGCCGGATCAACTTGTAAATTTGTTTGTGCTGCGGCTACTGTAGTTGCTCCAGTACCACCATTTGCGACAGCTAATGTACCAGCAAGAGTAATAGTACCGCTACTTGTAATTGGCCCACCTGATGTAGTTAACCCTGTAGTGCCGCCAGATACTTCTACTGAACTTACCGTACCACCCGCCGCCCCACTAGACGCCGCAGTAATACGACCTTGTGCATCTACTGTAATACTTGCAATGGTATACGAGCCCGCGGTAACAGCAGTATTAGCTAAATCAATTGTGCCACTAGTCGTTATTGCTCCGCCAGTTAACCCTGTACCTGCGGTAATAGAAGTAACTGTGCCAGTGTTGTTTGTATACCCACTAGGGTTAGATGCAGGGTAAGCGCCTAAATTTGTTAGCGCCCCGCCAGCAGTTGTAGCCCCAGTACCACCATTTAGGATAGGCAGTGTGCCAGTTACTTGTGTTGTTAAGTCAACACCCGATAATGCGCCGCCCAATGTCAAATTACCGCTGGAGGTAACCGTACCAGTTAAGGTAATACCGTTAATTGTGCCTGTACCGCCTACGCTAGTGACAGTACCGTCAAACTCGTCGTTCGATGTAATTGTAAAATTAGGGTATGTACCAGTGACTGCGGTAGTGCCTGCACCTGTTAACGATACTGTTTGATCTGGCGCGCTATTAGTAATTGTGATTGACCCAGCACCTTCAGTAATACTAATGCCTGTGCCGTCAGTCAGATTGGCGTTCTTCCACACACCATCTACAGCGTCATAGATAACCGTGTTGCCGGACGCCAAAGTGCCAAAACGCACGTTGCCATCTGTACCCCCAAGGGCTGACCCAAACGTCGGTCGCACAAACAGCACACCGTTACTAGTACCCACATGCACAACCGCCGCAATTGTGGCAATGGCGTTGGGTGTGTTTGGCTTAGTAGCCGTAAGGCCGCCCGTTACTGCTGGGTTGTAGTAGAGAATCTGACCTTGAGTAAACGCAGAAGTGTTTACGCCTTTGACCTCACCAAACTCGTAGACCGTAATCCAATCGTTTGTTGATCCGCTCTCACCCGCTATACCAAGAAGGTAATTCGACTGATCAAACGTCAACCCTGTTGCTGGCGCGGCGGTCAGGCCACCACTAGCTCCAAGGGTACCCGTAAACATAAGCACTTGACCCTTAGTAGCCGCAGCGCTTAGTCGCACGCGATAAAAAATTTCATGCCCGACGTGCTGGATAACGCTGCCGTTCATCTGGAACGCCAGTGTCTGGTACATATCCGAGTCGTCGTAGTACAGCTTGCCGGTAGCGTCAGTAACCGTAGCTGTTGTATCGAACTGGATAAAGTCAGGCGACGAAATGCCACCCGTCAACCCCGTCATCGAGGTGATATTGTCGTTGGCGCCAGCAATGGCCCAACTTTGATCAATCTTTTGCCAGGCTGATCCGTTGAAAATAGCCCAGTCACCCGTTACCCAATCAGTAACACCATTCAAATTGGTGCTGCCGGATGTAGATACAACGTAGTAGTGTCCATTTGTACCTACGCTACTTGCTAATGTGGGCGTATTTGTCGAGGCATTCCATGTACCTTCGTACACTAAGGCGTTTAAGTTAGCCCATGAGGTAGCAGTACCGTTGGTCGTTAAGAATTTGCCTGCATTACCTGTCTGACTAGGTATTAGGTTGTCTATCTGTGTCTGTAATGACGCTAAAGCGTCAATGACTGACTGTGATGTACCACCACCGTTAGCGACAACACGAATTTTCTCCGCTACGTCAGGAGCAACTACCTCACCGACGTTAATTTCACGTCCATTGGACAGTGAAATAACCAATGAGCCATCAAAATCTATCTTTGCGTCTGTTACAGACACACCATCCACACCATCGCGGCCATTAAGACCATCTTTACCAGGGGCTCCGGCTGGACCTTGCTGCCCATCACGACCTGGGCGACCGTCTATTCCTCTTGCACCATTGCGTCCATCAATACCATCTTTACCATCTTTGATATTTGCTACGCGCTGCTCAATTACATTACCTAATTCGTCGTATTTAGTACGAATATCAGCTTCAATTTTCTTCAATGCTTCAATAACGACACCGACGTTTTGGCCGATGCGCTGCTTTTGCATCTCTTTTGATTGCTTAACCGAATCGCGAATAGACTCCAGAACAGCTTTTTGCTGTTCCGGCGTCATGTTTTTAAGGATTAGCTGTTTGGCTAGGCTTTCAACGTCCATTACCCAATTCCTTCTCTAGTTGAGCGAGGAAATCCTCTTCCATACCAGCTACTTTGTTGTTCTTTTCAGCCATCTGCATCTCAACAATCTTAGATTTGTTCTTGATGTCAGCTTCTTTTAAGACCAACTCAGCTAATTTCACGCGCTTATTAAACTCGCGATCAGCTAGATCAGCATCATTTGGTAGGTTAGTTGTCGTTGCCTGCATAATCTTAGCCTGTACTTCTTGCGGCTTTAACTTAGCATCAATGATGGTGCTAACAGCCTCTGCACGATTACGTTCAGCTTGTGAAGTATTGACTGCGATCTGTGCTTGAGCTGCTTGCAGTGCCAGCATTTCTTGCATTTGCTGCTTCTGCTGTTGATCAGGATTAGGCTGAGCCATTTGATCCAACATTTGCAGTAACTCTGCACGATTCGACAAGCTACTATTGCTAACGATACCTTTCATCAATATTGGCAGAATCGGTGTGTCAGGTCCTAGTGTTTGCAATAGAGAGATGAATTGCTGCTGCTCATACTCACGCGCAATAATACCGAGTGTTGCAGTCGGTAAGAAATTCAAGTCAGTCGATGGATAACGCTCAGGATCAAACTGCATATAACGGAATGCAGCTTTCTTAATGAACGGAATCAAAAAGTCTTCTTGGAAGTTTACCAATGTTCGTTTGTATTTCTTGATGATGGAGGCAACCGCCATAGACATACCTGCATTGCCACCGCCATCACGCGCAACATTCGTAACCATGCCCTGTGAATCAAGCGTACTCGTCGCTTGCAACAGCATACGTTCAAAATCCTTAGCAGTCGCGATGTTATTGCCATCTGTCTGTCCAAACTTAAATGGATAAAGAATCTCGTTCGGATTGCCGTTGGTCATGAAGGCTTTACCTGGGCGCACTTCAAACTTTGCCCCACGAGGCAAGCGCGTTGCGTCCATCGCCATCATTGGCACAGCAGTCAATGCAAGTGAATCAAGATGCGATCTAACTTGTGCATCCATTGATTTCTGCATGTTGTATGCTTTTTCAACCGTACCACGACCAAGCAGGCGATTTGGCACTGTATCGTCCTGATACGACATCACTGGACGATCTTTCATCATGTACGGATTTTCTTCTGCCTTGAGTAAAAGACCGTCGTTCGCAATAACGATAATGGCTTCCACCATATCGGTGTACTCTTCTGCCGCAGAATCTTCTGGGAAAAGCTCGACGACTTTTTCGTTGTCATCAAGTTTCTTTAGATACTCACGCGGTACTAGCCCGTAGTATTTTAGGAGTAGTACCTTCTCGTCTTGATATTGGCTAACCTCTTGTGTTGGCTCTAGCTCAGTGTCTTCATATATTGGTGTGATATCAACTTTACGATAGATACCACGCTCAATACCTTCGACGACTTTATGAATCGATATGTACGATTCAATGGCCACGCCCATACAATCATTGATTTCAGTACCATTAGGATCAAACAAGAAATTCTTCGGATTAACCGGCACCAACTTCACTGCTACGCGTGGCTTTTCTATTACGCCAATTGCAGCTTGACCTGGTTGACCAGGAATTGGCTGCATTGATGGAATGTACTCATTCTCAGTCTTAACGACAATCTCACCAATACCAGTGCCATAAATCTCAGCTAGCAATTCGATTTGATCAATTGCTTTCTTGATCTTGTCTTTCTTAAAGTCTTCTTCGAGTTGTGCTTTGATTTGCGCAACGTCGATCTCAAAATTCTCATCTACTACGTTGTCTTCGATATCAAAGAATTCGCCTGAGCCAAAAATGGCTTCCATGATTTCAGCGTGACGTGTTTCCACCGCCTGCTGTGTGGCTGGCGTAATTACGCGGCTGCGTTCTGAATCACGGGTCTTGTCTTCGGCTGCCCACTCACCACGAAAGATACGTTCGTATTCTTCCCATAGCGGTAGGTAATTGGTGTTACGCCAGTCGCGCCAGCGGTCACAGTGATCTACAACGAACGAGACTAGTTCCTTGTCGTTCTCTGTAGGTTGATCGAATTCGTTTTGTTCCATGTCATACCCCGGCGATAATGTCTATTGGTTCCCACTGATCATCGTCATCTTCCTCAAAGTAAGATGTGACGGCTAGTTGATCAATGTAGGACAACGCATCGGGCAAGTCGTCGTGAACGCCTTGCGCGGGGAACATTAGGAGCTGATCTGTAAAATCGTCCCAGTCTTGTTCTTGGTTCAAAATTATCCGGCCATGCTCAAATCGGCCTTGCAGCGCCCAGATGATACGGTCGGTTTTTTTCCTATTTCCGTGCGTCAGATCGATAATGTGGGAATATACATTATTCTTGCGCATTAAGTCACTCAAATACGGTAAAACCGCATTCTTTAGCGCTCCGCGCTCAATTCCCACCGATATCGGCCTGTATTTCCTAATTGCTAGCAGTATTTTAGCCGCAGTTTCGCGAATATCCCAGCGTCCGTGCTCAATTTTTTCAACATACCACTTGCCGTCGTCCGTTACCTTGACGATCGCTATTGCTGACTCATCCAGCCTCTTCTTAGCATTGGCCGCCTGCTTAGCCACTTCTTCGAATCCGGCCAAGTCGACAGCGACGAAATAGCTGCCATACTCCGGGACCTCGCCATACTTGAGCCACTCTTCTTTAAAAATATCCGAACCGGCGTTGTCAAAACTTGCCAGATATTCCTGTTTAAATGCAAACGAACTAAGAGTCTTTTTCGCAGACTCAATCTCAGTTGGGTCGATGAGCGGGTTGTCTTTCGTCGTGAAATGCCAGCTTTTCCAATCCTCATTGCTCTCATCCTGTCCTGACTTGTACAAGTCGTAAAAGAAATTCCTACCCTTCGGTGTGCCGATAAACATGGCACGACCTTTCTTGTCGGAAAGTGACGCTCGGATAACCTGTTCCCACGCTTCTGGCTTAATATCCGCTACCTCGTCCAGTACCGCATACGTCAGTGACACACCACGCAGGGTGTCTGGGCGATCGGCGCCTCGCACATAAATCACTGCGCCGTTAATTAACGTGATGTCCTGATTGTTGATGTGACTGGCCTGAATAACCTCACGCCCCAATTCCAACAACACATTCCAGATAATCTGCCGCGCCTGCCCGTTCGTTGGCGCCACGTACAAAACCGCTGAGCCCGGTGGACAGCGCAAACCCTCAATCAACAATGTAGTGGCTGCGAGTCTGGACTTTCCGCACCGCCGTCCAGCTGCGACGACTTTAAACCTAGTCTGATCAGCAAAAACTTCTTGCTGCCAAGGCAGGAGCGAAAAGTTAAGATCAGCCATTAATCGGGCGCTCCGAACGGGTCTTTGTACATAAACGCGGGCTCTGGTGTGGTCGGCTTCATCATGTCGTAGTCCATTACCTGATGCACATACTGATCCCGCGCATTCAATTCGTCGCTCGACTTGTAAATCGGCCACTTACCTGCGTCGATGTCTTTCTTCCAAATCTTCCACAGCTCGCCTTCGTCCGTCACAACCTTACCGTTGACAAAGCCCGGCACCGACACGAACTGGCCTTTGTACTTGCCAGACGGCACTTCGATGCCTGTCGAGTAAATTGTAATCGGGTTGCCGTCGGCGTCGCGGCCAGGGTTGGCCATGTTGGCGCGGTGATACGTCACCTTGTTCAATTCCTGTGGAGTTAGCCCCATTTGGGTGAGTATGTCATCCATCGACGATATCCTTAATCTCAGGCGCGCCGATGCCGGTGATGTTAATCGTCACCGCTCCGCGCTGGGTCTTCTCTTTATCGAACATGCTGGCTGGCAGCGTTCTGTCCATACACATCTTCAACGCCGCCATTTGACCTGGGTGCGTGTCGTCCAACGCGATGTCAATCACTTTGGCAACCACATTCGTCCCCTTGTCGCTTAGCAACATGGCTTTCAACTCTTTTAGTCGCTGGTTGTCCGTCTTTGGCAATTCGGTTGGAACTGAACGGTCAGCAATAATAGGTGTTTTCATGCTTGCATTCTATAGCCTTTTTTGCTAAATAGGTAGTTGCTTTTTTGCTAAGTCTAAATTACCTTTTTGGTGTGGGGTGGAGGGTGATGTAAAATTTTCATGGCCAGCCTACCCCCTCCCCCCTATTGCCAAAATGCTATCGAAATTCATAGCTTTGCGCTATTGGCCGCGCTTTACATAACGCTGATTATGGCCGCTATAAGCCGCGATAATAGCTCAGGCCTACTAGGTATCAACTAGGCGCCGAAAACGTCGCCATGAGGCGCTGAGGCGTGAACATGTGGCACCTTTTAGCCATTACTTACAAGAGATTATTTTATTACTCATATTATCAAGAAAACAATCTATATCTTGCGTCGAATCATACCCGCGAAGGTATAGCGCTCTGTATATATCGAGCAAATTCTTGAACCCTTGGCTGATATCACCGGCGCCGGCACTAGCAAGAATAGAACGGGAGGCGCTATCTAATTTGCGCGTAAAGTAAACAGTATTAGCACTAGCCGGACGGCCTGAAGGCATATAAAATTCTCACTGTTAATTTTTTTAACGGGATTAATTATGTCACAAAAACAAGTTATATTTTCAGGCCATTGTAATAATCCGCTAGCCTTGCATCAAGCGCTCGAACCCTTAAACAGTATTACGGGCTCACAATTAATCGCGATAAAAACCGGCGCCGCGGTATATCTGCCGGCGCTTGTATCAATCTCTCAGCGTACACATAAAGGCACGCTATCCATCACCGTTGATGATATTGCATTTACTGTATCTCAGCGCGGCAAACTAATAAAAGTTATCAAATTACTTACGTAGTCACCGTAGTCACTTTTTTGACTATTTCAGTTAGCATGGCCTAAACCGCTATTATTATTAACGATATTATCTTTTAATTTAATAAAATAAATGACTACAAGACTACAAGCCCCAAAACCTAGTGTGCGCGCCATTGTTTGTAAGTCGACGCATGACTACACAATGACTACAAGTGACTACAAAACGCCATTTTATTAACTATATGACAAAAACAAAGCAAAATATTCAAAATTAAAATCTCAAACAATCAATGATTATTTTAAAAAAGGCCAAAAAAAGCGCCTTTTTTTTGCATGGCTATAAAATATTTCTTTACAAGTGTAAAAAATTGTTTTATAGTTCTTTTCATGGCAGCGCAAATTCAGCGGCCAAAAACAAAAACGGGAGAAAACAAAATGATACAAGTTACAGCGATTTATCAGGATAGCGAAATAGGTTACGGCGAGGGTGAAGGCCTTGATTACTCAATTGCAGATTGTGCCGCGTCAATTTCGCCATTGTTTGAAGACGAAATAGTAGATTTATCAATCCTAGAAAACGGCGAAATTCGCAAAATTAGCGGCCGCTTATATCTCACGATCGACGGCGAAATTTCAATCACTATCTAATCAAAACGGCCGGCGAAAGCCGGCCAATAAAACGGGAGAAAAGAAAATGAAATTATTTTATTTTAATTATCACGCGGACTACAAAAACCAAGCCGGTGAATTTTGGGCGTCGTCACGCGAGCGCGTGCAAGAAATGATTTTGAGAGTACATCCGCACGCAACAGCGATTCATATCTGGTTAGCTTAATAGGGGCGAATAATGGACACCAAAGTAAAAATTATCTGGTTCGCGCTATGGATAGCGCCAATTGTTTTGGGTTACTTATTAGCTAAATTTGCGGGAGGCGTTAAACAATGACATTAAAAGAAATAATCGCGGGCTTATTTATAGCGGCCGTTTTTTATGTGTTTTTAGTGGCCTTATTTTTATTCTAATCGGGAGGAAATATGTTTACTTATATCTGTTTTTACAAAGGCAAAGAAATTACCGTCAACGCGGCCACTACTTACGCCGCGCAGCAAATGGCCGCGGCCATATTTAAAGCAAAAAAGGCCTATGAAATTACAGTGATGTTAGCGGCGCCGGCGCATATTGCCGATTTTTAATTGGGAGATTAAATAATGAAAATTTCTAATACAAGCAAATTAGGCGTCCGCTCTTGGTCGCTGCAAGCTATTGAAACTTGTCCAGGCGCCTTAGAAAACGGCGAACTAGTCGACGCCTGCAAAGGCTGTTATGCAACTACCGGCAACTATAGATTCGAAAACGTGAAAGCGCCGCGCCGGCATAATCGCGAGGATTGGCAGCGCCTCGAATGGTGTGATGAAATGGTCGACGAGCTCGCGCAAGACACGCACTTTCGCTGGTTCGATAGCGGCGACATGTACGCGCTTGGCCTAGCAGAAAAAATGCTAGAAGTGATGAAGCGCACGCCATGGGTAAAGCATTGGTTGCCTACTAGAATGCATAAATTCCCTAAATTTCGCTTAGTACTGGAAGAAATGCGCGCGCTTAAAAATGTGGCCGTCCGTTTTTCTAGTGATTCTGTTACTGGCCAATTTACCCGCGGCTTGCATGGTTCGGTAATTATTCCAACGCCGGCGGACGCCAAAAAAGGTATGAAATTATGCGGCGCCTATGACAATGGCGGTAAGTGCGGCGACTGCCGCGCATGCTATGACAAAAAAATCAAAATTATCGCTTATCCAGCCCATGGGCAAAAAATGGGAAAAGTGATTCGCATTAAATTGGCCGCATAAATGGAGGAAAAAATGAATATACGTTATTTTATTTGCGATTATGAATTAGAAGAGCCTGATTT